TGTCACCCTTTGTTATCTCTCCCGACAACGGTCGGAGCGCAGCGGAATCCGTCGAGCTCGTCCCGCCGCGCCTGGAAACTCCCCGACCGTCCGACGTCGTCGGGAGCTACGGCGCCGAGGCCGCCGGCTGGATACGCGCCTACCTCACCGCGGAGCTCCGGCCGTGGCAACGCTACGCGCTCGAGCGCGTCCTGGAGCACCGCGCCGACGGCTCGCTCCGCTGGCGCCGCGTCATCCTCACCGTCTCGCGCCAGTCCGGGAAATCCGTGTTCGCTCGCGGCGCCTGCGCCTGGCGGGTCGGCGCCGCCGACGTGTTCGGCGAGCCGCAAGAGGTACTCCATATCGCGAACCTCCGCGCGACCGCTCATCGCATCTGGCTCGCCGCGGCGCGTCAACTCGAGACCTCGATCGGCGCGACCGTCCGCCGCTCGAACGGCCAGGAGGCGATCGAGCTCCTGGACGGCTCGGCCTGGCGGCTCGCCGCCTCGACGCTCGACGGTGGCGTCGGATCGTCTGTCTCAATGGCGTTCGTGGACGAGGCCTGGAGGATCGGCCGCGAGGTCGTCGACGGCGCGATCGCGCCGACGATGCTCGAGCGCGTTTCGCCTCAGCTGATCCTCGTCTCGACCGCCGGCGACGGTGGCTCGCTCCTGCTCCTGGAGGATCGCGAGGCCGCGATCGGCGAGCTCGCCGACCCGGACACCGCCCGGACGCTGCTGCTCGAATGGTCGGCGCCGCCCGAGGCCGACCCGGGCGACGTCGAGGCCTGGCGGCTCGCGTCACCTCACTGGACGCCGGCTCGGCTCGAGGCGCTCCAGCACGCTCACGCGACGACGCCGTCCGAGTCCGACTGGCGTCGTCAGTACCTCAATCAGTGGGTTCTCGCGGCCCGCTCCTGGATCGCGCCGGCGGCCTGGCGCGACGCGGCCGAGCCCGGCCTCGAGCTCGCACCGGCGCCGCCCGGGACAGTCGCGATCAACGACCAGGACGGCTCGCCGGGCGCCTGCGGCTACGTTCTCGCGGTCGCCGCCGCCGACCGCGTCGACGTCGTCGGGCGAGCGTTCCCGACGCGGCGGGCGATGTGGGCCGAGCTCGAGCAGCTGACCCGCTCCCGCCGCGGCCTGACGCTGCTCTACCCGGCCTCGTTCGCCGAGCATGTCGCGAAGCTGTCCGTCCAGACCGCGACGAAGGTCGGCACGGCCGAGCAGCGCGCCGGCTACGGCCCGACGCTCGCGGCGCTCGCCGACGGCCGCCTCCGCCACGACGACGACGCCGAGCTCTCGCGGCAAATCCTGACCGCGACGCCGGTCACCGTCCCCGACGTCGGGACGACCCTCTCGACGAAACGCTCGCCCGGCCCGATCTACCTCGCGCGCGCGGCCGTCTGGGCGATCGGCCATGAGCTCCGGCCCGACCGCCGCCGCCGGCCGCTCGTCGTCGGCGGCTGACCTACTGGCGTTTGGGGATTGTGACGCGCGCATAAATTCGCGAATTTATGCGCGTGGGCAACGTCCTCCCCTGGCGCCGGCCAATCGAGGCCTCCGCCGCGCCGGCGCCGCGCCGGCTCGCGGTGCTCCCGCGCTCGGCGTCCGGGACTGTCCTCGAGGTCTCCGAGCTCGCCGGGCTCGGCGAGGGAGTGTCGCGCGCGGCCGCGCTCACGATCCCGACCGTGGCGGCCTGCCGAAACCTCGTCATCGGCTCGGCCACCCAGATGGGCGTCTACCGCTACCGCGGCTCCGAGCGGCTCGAGCCCGGGACGCTGATCGTCCGGCCCGACCCGTCGACGACCTGGCCGGCGACGCTCGCCGGCACGATCGACGACCTCATGTTTTACGGCCGCGCCTACTGGCGCGTCCTCGATCGCGACGCCGAGGGCTATCCGACCCGGGCGCGCTGGACGCCGGTCGCCGACGTCACACCGGACGTCGCCTCGAGCGGCGGGTCGTACTCGACGCTCCGCGGCTACCGCGTCGCCGGCGAGCGCGAGCTCGTCGCGGTCGCCGACGTGCTCCGCTTCGACTCGCCGCTCCCGGGCGTCCTCTCGACCGGCGGCCGAACGCTCGCCTCCGCGCTCGAGCTCGAGCAGGCCGCCCGCCGGCTCGCGGCCGTCGAGCTCCCCGCCGGCGTCCTCGACAACCAGGGAACCGAGCTCTCCGACGACGAGGCGACCGAGCTCGTCGAGCGTTTCCAGACGATGCGGCAGACGCACGGGATCGCCTTCACGCAGGGCGTCACCTACTCGCGCGAGAACCTCTCGCCGGCCGACCTCCAGCTGATCGAGGCCCGCGCGAACGTCGCGACCGACTGTGCCAGGCTGTTCAACGTCCCGGTTGCGATGGTCGGCGCGAGCCCGTCCGGCACCGCCTCGGCGCTGCTCTACTCGAACCTCTCGCAACAACTCGCGATCCTGGTCTCGAGCGCGGTCGCGCCCTACCTCGTCACCGTCGAGACCACCCTCTCCGAGCTCGCCTACCCGCGCGGCCAGTCGGTCGCGTTCGACGTCCAGGCCTTCCTCCGCTCCGACCCGCAGGCGGCCGCGGACTACGCGATCGCGCTCTGGACGTCCGAGCTCACGACCCGCGACGAGGCCCGCTCATTCCTCGGCCTGCCCGCCTACCCAGACGCCGCTCCCCCTGACCTCTCCGAAAGGTTGTAACCGATGCCTCCCGAGCTCGAATTCACGATGGACGTCCAGGCCGCCGACGCCGAGCGGCGGACGATCGAGGGCACGATCGTTCCCTACCGCGAGCCGGCCCGCATCGCCGGCGTCGCCTACTCGTTCGAGCCCGGCTCGATCGTCCAGGCGCGCGCCCGTACGCCGCTCCTGATCGACCACGACCGCGGCCGCCCGATCGGCGTCCTCGCCGAGCTCGTCGACGAGCCCGGGCGCGCGTTCGCCCGCTTCCGCGTCGACCGCACCGTCGCCGGCGACGAGGCGCTGACGCAGGCCGCCTCCGGCTCGCGCGGCTCGTTCTCGATCGGCGCCGAGCTCGTCGAGGCCTCTGAGCCCGACGCCGCCGGCGTCGTCCATGTCCGCGCGGCCTCTGTCCGCGAGGTCTCGCTCCTGACGCTCGGCGCGTTCCCGTCCGCGAGCGTCGAGCGCGTCACCGCCGCGGACACACCGCCCGACGACCCGCCCGACGACCCGCCGCCCGACGACGACCCGCCGCCGGCGCCCAACCCTGACCAGGAGGAAATCCCAATGGACACCGACACCGTCACCGCGGCGGCCGACCCGCCCGTCCTGCTCACCGCGCGAGCTCGAGCTCCGCGCGAGCTCACCGCGACCGAGTACATCCAGGCGATGCTCCAGGCCCGCCAGGGCGACCGCGCCGCGATCGAGCTCCTGGCCGCGCTGACCGAGACTGTCTCGACCGACATTCCCGGCCTGCTCCCGCCGACCTACGAGACAACCGTCATCGGCCCGTCGCCGGTCGACCGGACGCTCTACGACGTGTTCCGCGGTAAGCCGATCCCGTCGGTCGGCCTCACAATCCAGAAACCGGCGTGGACGACGTTCCCGAACGGCGCCTGGGCGGCGAGCGTCGACGCCGACATCACGACCAGCGCGGCCGTCATCGGCCTCACCGCCGCGACGATCGAGCGCTGGGACTGGGGCACCGCGCTTCCCTACACCGTCGTCAAGCGCTCGAGCCCGGACGCGATCGACACGATCTACGCCGGCGCCGTCGAGAACTTCTACATCGACGTCGAAATAAAGATTGCGACCCTGCTCGACACGACGGCCGGCACGCCGAACGCCGCGGTCAAGCTCGGCGCCGCCATTGGCGCCTTCTACACCCGCTGCGGCCGAGCTCCCGAGGTTATCCTCGTCGCGCCCGACGTCTGGGGGCTGCTCGCCGACGCCGGCGCGCTCGCCGCTCCGAACGCCGCCGGCGGCGTCGCGACCGGCGACGGGCTGCGCTCGTCGTTCGCCGGGATTCCGGCCGTCGCATCGGCGGCGCTCGCGGCCGGGACAAAGTACCTCGCGACCCGCCGCGCGCTCGACGTCCGCATCACCGAGCCCGTCCAGCTGACGGCGAACGCGATCGGCGCGCTGAACGTCGAGCTCGGCGTCGTCGGCGAAGGGCTGTTCGACGCCGACGTTCCGCTCGAAGTGATGGAGCTCACCGCCGGCGCGCCCGTCGAGCTCCTGGCCGCCGCGCCGAGGGCCAAATGAGCGTCGACACCGCGATCGGGCTCGCGATCGCGCTCGGCATCTGGGCGGCCGTCCTGTTCGGGATCGACCTCGCGTGACCGACTGGATCACACCCGAGGAAGTCGCGGCCTACCTCGACCTCCCGGGTGCGCCCGACGACAACCTCGTCGCCTCGACGGCCGCCGCGAAAGCGGCCGTCGAGCGGCGCCGGTCTGACCTCGGCCTGACCGAGCCGGACGCGACCGCGCCCGGCGACGTCCGGCTCGGCACAATGGTCTGGGCGGCGCTGCTCTATCAGACGCGGAGCTCGCCGTCCGGGTTCGTCGGCTACGGCGACGAAACCCAAATCTACGATGCGCTCGGCGCCCGGCGCGCCGAGGTCATGCGTCTGATCGGCTGGCGCCGCCCGGTGGTCGCGTGACAGACGACCTCGCCTCCCTCGCGCTCGCGACGACGCCGGCCTCGCGCGCCCGCGTCGCGATCGCGACGCTGCTCGAGGACGCCGGGATCGCCGCCTCGCTCGACGCCGGCGCGTTCTACCCTCAGCCGATCGGCGTCATCGTCGGCCTGCCGCGGCTCGTCGCCCGCACGCTCGCCGCGCGCTCGTTCGTCGTCCCGGTGCTCGTCGTGTCGGGCGATGCGGTCAACATCCCGATCGTCGTCGACCGGCTCTACGCGCTCGCCGACGACGTCGCGACCGCGACCAGGACGGCGAGCTACCGACCCTCGTCCTGGCGCGGCTCCCCGAACGCCGAGCCGCTCCCGGCCGTCGAGCTCGACGTCACCGTCACCGTCACCGAAACGGAGGTCTAACTGTGTCCGCAAGCGCTTACACCGATTCGCGTCTCGGCGTCGGGACGCTCAAACTCGGCACGACCGATTACGGCGCCCAGATCGCGAACGTCGTCCTCACCCCGACCGTCGACTCGACCGACGGGACACCGACGCTCGCCGTCCCCGAGCCGCTCCCCGAGGAACGAGAGTCCTGGGCGCTCGAGGGCTCCGCCATTCAGGATTTCGGCCTCGACACCGGGTTTGTCAATTACTGTTTTGACAACGCCGGGAGCGTCGTCCCGTTCGAGCTCTGCCCGGTCACCGTCGACGGGACGATCTGGTCGGGGATGTGCCGCGTCTGGTCTATCCCGATCGGCGGCGACGCCGGCGTCCAGATCACCGCCGACTTCTCGTTCGCCGTCGAGGGTAAGCCGACCCGCACGCCGGGCGTCGTCGGCGCGGCCGCCGGGGCGAAGAAGTGACCGCCGGCGCCGAGGCGCCGTCGCCGGCGGCCTCCAGCCTCGTCGGCTTCAAGGGCACGGTGACCTACAAGAACGGCCGGCCGGCCGAGCCGTTCGAGGGCGGCCCGGCGCTCTACGCGGCCTGGGAGCTCTACGCGCTCCGAAACGGCTACGAGCTCCGCGGCGACCGGATGCCCGGCTACTTGATGGCGATGGTCGTCGCCTTCGAGGCGCTCGGCCACACCGAAGGGTTCGAGACCTGGCGCCGCGACGTCTACGGCGTCGAGCTCGAGGCCGTTCCCGTCCCTCCTACCCCGCCGGCTCTGTCGGCCGCCTGATCGCCTCGCTCGCCGTCACCCTGCGCTGCTCGCCGGCGACGCTGCTCGAGCTCCCGCCGCCGATGCTCGCGACGGTCGTCGAGCTCCTGACCCGCGGGTCGCGCCGGTGACGCCGACCGTCGAGGTCGACGGGCTCGTCGAGACCCTGCGCGCCTTCCAGGGGCTCGAGGCCGACCTCCGCCGCGAGGCGAACGCCGAGCTCCGCGCCGCCGGCCGTGAGGCCGCGCTCGCCTTCGCCGACCAGCTGCGCGGCGCCGCGGCCCGCTCCGGCGTCCCGGTCGCGGCCCGCGTCGCCGGCTCGATCACCGTCAAGTCAGACCGGCTCCCGACCGTCCGTATCGGCGGCCCGAAACGGGTCGGCCGCCGCGGAGCTCCGGCCGCCGCGCTCGTCTGGGGCTCCGAGCATGGCCCGGCCGGCGACGTCAATCACTTCGGCGTCCCGTCCTCCGCCGGCGGCTACTGGATCACGCCGACCTCTCGCCGCTTCGCCTCGACCGACGCGCTGACCATCTACCGCCGCGCCGTCTACGACACGATGCGCCGCTACCGGCTCGCGTGATGGCAGGCGGCCCGGGAAACATCCTGATTACGGTCGGCGCCGACACCGCCGCCGCGATCCGCGGGCTCGGCAATGTGAATAAGGCGCTCGGCGAGTCTATGACGACCGGCGAGAAAATGTCCGCCGGCCTCCGCAAGGCGGCCGTCCCGGCCGCGGCCGCGCTCGCCGCGATCGGCTACGCCGGCCTCGGCGCCGCCAAGGCGGCGATGGAGGACGCCAAGAGTGTCGACCATCTGGCCGGCGTCCTGACCCGCGTCACCGGCGCCGGCGCCGGCGCGATCGCCGGCATGGAGGACTGGATATCCAAGACTGCGCTTGCGACCGGCGTCACCGACGACCAGCTGCGGCCGGCGATCGAGAAACTCGCGACCGCGACCCATAGCGTCACGAAGGCGCAGGAGCTCGCGAACGTCGCGCTTGACATCGCCGCCGCGACCGGCAAGGACGTCGACACGGTCTCGGTCGCGCTCGCGAAGGGTTACCAGGGTCAGACCGCGGCGATGGCGAAGCTCGTCCCGGGACTCTCCGAGGGCGCCCGCAAGTCGAAGGACTTCGAGGTCATTCTCGCCGAGCTCGCGAAAACGACCGGCGGCGCCTCCGCGCAGGCCGCCGAGACCGCGGCCGGCAAGATGGCCCGCTTTTCGGTCGCGACTGGCGAGCTCCAGGAGTCGATCGGCTACGCGCTCCTGCCCGCGATCGAGGCCGTGATCCCGGTGATGCTCACGATGGCGAAGTTCGCCGAGGAAAACGTCGCCGTGATCAAGATTCTTGTTGGCGTCGTCGCCGGCCTGGCCGCCGGCATCCTCGCCGCGAACGTCGCGCTCAAGGCCTACGAGGCCGTCCAGATTCTCGTCAAGGCCGCGACGGTCGCCTGGACGGCTGTCCAGTGGCTCCTGAACGCCGCGCTCACCGCCAACCCGATCGGGATTGTCACGCTCGCGATAGCCGCGCTCGCCGCCGGCATCGTCATCGCCTACAACAAATCGGAGACCTTCCGCGACATCGTCCAGACCGCGCTCGGCGCCGTCCGCGTCGCGGTCGACAAGCTCGTCGACGTGTTCGGCGACCTCCACAAAGCCGCCGCGGCCGCGTTCAACTGGATCGTCGACCATTGGAAGGTCGCGCTGTTTGCGTTCGGCCCGATCGGGCTCGCGATCGGCGTCATCGTCCGCTACTGGGACGAGCTCACGGCCGCGGCGCGCACCGCGGCCGGCGCGATCCAGTCCTCACTCAAAGCGATCGCCGGCGGCTTCTCGAGCCTCGGCTCGGCGATCGGCTCCGCGATCGCGACCGCGATCGGCTGGATCGACGACCTACTCTCGAAGGTCTCGAGCGCGCTCGGCGCCGTCCGCGATCTGATCGGCTGGATCGCGAGGATTCCCAAGATTCCGAGCCTCCCCTCGATCCCCGGGCTCGGCTCGATCCCGACGCCGTGGATGCCGGCGCCGGTCGCCGGCCCGCGCTCCGGCCGGAGTGGGCCCACTACCTCGGCGGCCGGCGGCCTGACGATCAACGTCTACGGCGCCGTCGACCCCGAGGGCACCGCGCGCGCGATCCGCCGCGTCCTCGCCGGCCACGACCGCCGCCAGGGGTTCGCGGTCTCATGAGCCTCTGGCCGGACGCGATCGTCCTCGACGGCGTCGAGCTCCCGCTCGCCGACGTCCTCGCCGACGTGACGATCCATCATGGTCGCCGTTCGATCCTCGACCAGCCGACCGCGACGACCTGTCAGCTGACCCTCCGGGAGGTCTCGCCGGCGTTCGTGCGCGGCTTCCGGGTCGGCGCGCCGCTCGAGGTCACCGTCCGCGACGGCGCCGGCCCGGCCGCGCCGCGCTTCACCGGCCGCGTCACCGACGCCGCGCTCGACGTCGACGTCCTGACCGCGATCGCCGTCGGCCCGATCGCGACGCTCCGCCGCTACGCCGTCGGCGCCGTCCCCTGGCCGCCCGAACCCTGGTCGGCCCGCGTCGCGCGCCTGTTCGCCGAGGCCGGCCTCTCCGCGCTGCTCGAGCTCCACCCAGACCCGCTGTTCGATCCCGAGCTCGCCGCGCGCGATCCCGGGACGGCCGGCGCGACGACGCTCGGCGACTACCTCGCGTTCCTGGCGCCGATGGTCGGCGCCGCGGTCACCGACCGCATGGACGGGACGATCCTCGTCCAGGCGATCGGCTCCCGCTCGCTCGACGGCGCCGTCGTGCTCGACCCGGCCGATGTTGTCTACGCGCCCGTCTGGGAGCAGGCGCTCCCGCCGGCGAACATCGTTACCGTCCGCTACACCGGCGACCAGTCCGAGCGCGTCACCGTTCGCGACGAGCTCTCGATCGGCCACTACGGCGAGCGGCCGCGCACGATCGACACGACCTTCACCGGCTCGAGCGACGCGACCCGCCGCGCGAACGAGGCGCTCGCCCGCGGCGCGTTCTCTCACTGGGACGTTCCCGAGGCGCCCGTCCTGCGCGGCCTGCCGCTCGCGATCGGCCAGGCCGTCGAGCTCGCTGGCCTGCCGGCGGCCGCGCCGTTCGATCCCTGGACGCCGATCCTCGAGGGATGGGAGGACACGATCGTCGGCGCCGACTGGACGATGCGGCTCGCGCTTTCCGACCCGCTCGCCTCCGGCCTCCTCGTCCCCTGGAACACCGTTCCGGCCGGCGAGCTCTGGACGACGATCGACCAGACGGTCGCCTGGCGCGATGCGCTCACCCTCGACCAGCTGATCGGAGCGTGACCGATGCCCGTAACCCCGAATCACGACCTCCCCTACCCCACACCCGACGACCCAGTCTCGCTCGGCGCCGCCGACATCCGCGCGCTCGCTGAGGCCGTCGACACGCTCGCCGAGCTCGGCTACTTTGTCGGCCCGCTCCCGACCCTCACGACCACGGCCTCGATCTATGCGAGCGGCGACCTTGTCGCTCGTCTGAATGCGGCGGGGCAAGTAGGTGTGGGTGTCTCTGGGCCGTCTGGAGAGGCTGGCCTCAGTTTCGGCTCGGCAGTTGACACGATGCTCTATCGCGCAGGGCCGAACACGCTCAGGACGCCTGGAGCTGTGGTCGTCGACAACAACATCTATATCGACGGGCCGGACACTGGCCGCTCGGTCATTTTCGGCTCGGCCCAGGACGCTTTCATCTACCGGGTCGCCGCCGGCACGCTCCAGACCGAGAGGCTCCGCGTCTCCAGCGCCGGCGTCGCCGAGGAGAGCGGCCTCGAACTGTTCATCGATGGCGCCTGGCGCCGCGTCAGGCGCCGCTCCGACGGCGTCATGATCTGCTAACCGAAAGGACAAAGCGATGCCTGTAGAACAGACGATCGAGCTCCACATCGCATGCGACAACCCGGCCTGCCCCGGCAACGACCTCGACCCGGCCGACCGCGCCGGCTGGACGTTCATCGCCTCCGAGGTCTACGGCGAGCCGAGCTCACAACACGTGTTCTGCTCGCTCGGCTGTCTCGGCGCGGCCGGCACCGCCGCGGCCGGCGACCCGGGCGTCTGGTGACGTGGGGCTCGAAGAACTCGCCCACGCCGTCCTGGTCGCGCTGATCGTCGTCGTGCTCGCGCTGATCCGGCAACTCTGGCGCCTCAGCGAGCGCGTGTCCCGCCTCGAGGGCTCCCGGCTCGCGCGGCGCCGTGATAGCTTCGACTGACCCCCGCCGCCAAAAGTCATGCACGACCCCCCCCCCCCCCCCTGGGATGCGGCGCCCTTCCACGCTCTAATGCGCGAGCTCCGAGCCGCGCTTGCCCGGCTCGCCGAACGCGAGCCGGACACGCTTCGACAGATCGGCGTCACCGCGGACGCCGCGGTCGACGACGAGCTCGGCGACGCAGACGGCGAGTAGGCGCCGCCGATCGTCGAGCGGTAGCACCGGCCAGGACGCACGGAGCGTCGTCCGTACCCGCTCGAGCTCGCCGGCCTCGCCTAGCTGCTCGAGCTCGGCCTCGAGCGCGGCGATCGCCTCCTGGCGCGCCCGGACACCGGCGGCGAAAATCGCCGGCTCGAGCCCGAGCTCCGAGGTAACGAAGGTCTCGAGGCCGAGCTCGGCGTCGAGGCGCCGCTGGACGAGCTCGGCGCGCCGCTCGGCGGCCCGGTCGGACTCGCCGAGCTCGACGTCGACGAGCTCGTCGGCGACCGGCGCCGTCCAGGCCAGGAGCTCGCGCTCGACGAGCTCGTCCAGGCCGGCCTGCAGGATCGCGACCCGCCGCGTGCATTGAAGGCTCGAGCATCGGTAGACCCGCTTGCCGCGGCCGCCTATCGTCGAGGTCATCCCGCCGCCGCAACTCGCGCACCGCGCGATCCCGGCGAGCAGCGTCCGCGCGCCGCTCGCGCGGGTCGGCCTGCCTGCCTTCCAGTCCGCCGACGGCCGCTGCGCGGCCTCGTAGAGCTCGGGCTCGACGATCGCGACGTGCGCGTCCGTGTTCAGGAGCTCGCCGTAGCTGACTTCGCCGAGGTAGGCGCGGTTTCGGATCATGTGTACCAGCGTCGCCGGCGCGACCGTCCGGCCCGTCTCGCCGGCGAACCATGCGACGAGCGTCCGCCAGGACTTGCCGGCGGCGCGGCGCCGAAAGAGCTCGACGAGCGTCCCGGCGTCCTCGGACGGCTCGAGCCGATGCTCGGCGTCGAACCTGTAACCGAACGGTGCGCGTGAGGCTATCTTGACCCCTCTCCCGACGGCGTTCGCCTTCGCTGCGCTCCATTGTTCCTCGGCGAGCTCGAGCTCAAACTGGGCGAGCGTAGCGAATACGTTTCGGATAAGCCGACCCTGCGGCGTCGAGACATCGACGTCTATGTCGCACGCGACGAGGCGGCCGCCGGCGGCCTCGATCCGCTCCAGCGCCCGGTGCGTATCCAGGACGCTCCGCGCGAACCTCGAGAGGCGAGCGACGACGATCACGCTGACCTCTCCACGCTCGACCGCCTCGAGCGCGCGCGCGAATCCCGGCCGGTCGAACTTGCCGCCCGACTCGTCCATGTCCTCGACGAGCTCGACGACCTCGAGCCCGCCGGCCTGGGCCTTCGCGGCGATCGTTTCGCGCTGGAGCTCCGGCGAGATAAACGACTCGCCGCCGCGGCCGCCGACCCGCGAAACGCGCACATAGCCAATCGCCCGCGCCGCTCGGACTTGCGTCCGTCCTGCCCGTTTTGTAGTGTCCATCCTCGTGCCTGCCATGATCCCGTCCTTTGCTCTGTAGGTCAAGTGTCAGACCACAGAATAGCAACACTACGAGAGGCCAACGCATCCCGTAGGCGACGTCGCTACCGGCGCCGGCGCCTGATCGCCGTCCTCGCGCTCGTTCTCGTCATTCTCGCCGCGGCCTCCGTCAGTCGGGCCGCGGCGGGACTACCTCGCTCGACGATCGCCTACTGGGATCGGGTCGCGCGATGCGAGCAACCCGACGGCGCCGGCGGCGCGCGCTGGAATCATCCCGGCCCGCGCTATCAGGGCGGCCTCGGCTTCTACTGGGGGACGTGGGATTGGTGGGCGCGCGAGCTCGGCCTCCTGCGCCGCTACCCGGACGCCGGCGACGCGCCTCGGCTCGTCCAGATTCGCGTCGCCGACTACGGCCGTCGCGTTCACCGCGGCTACTGGGGCTGCGCGTGACCGCGCTCGAGCCCGATCGCGGCGATGCGGCCTCCGGCGTCCTGACGCTGCTCTACGACCAGGACGAGCTCGAGGCGAGCCAACGGTCGGCGACGCCGGCCTCGGACTGGTACGAGCATCCCTACTCGAAGGCCTCGCCGATCGGCCCGGCCGAGCTCCCGCGGCCTCTCTACTTCAAAGGCAACCCGGCCGGCAAGCCCGTCTCGAGCGGAGGCCCGGACGTCGTCGCCTTCAAACGCACGGTCTCGCGGCTCGGCCGCTGGCCGTGGAAAACCTTTGACGACCTCTACGGCCGAGGGTTCGCGCTCGGCGACTCGCCCAACGTGATCGACTCCGGCGTCGCCGGCGTCCAACGCCAGGAGGGAATCCAACCGACCGGCCAGCTAGGCGACGGCGTCTATCAAGCTCTCCGGCGCGCGCTGATCCCGGCCGGCAAGCCTCACGCCGGCGAGTACGGGATGGACGCGACCGCGATCCGGCTGCTAAACGAGGCCGCGCAGGCGCTCGCGGCGCCGCCGGCGACGATCGCCGACGTCCGCGCCGAGCTCGCCGCCTACTGCCGCGATTCGCTCGCGAACGCCGGCCGGATTCACTACGAGCAAGTGCGGCCGATCGGCTGCCTCGGCGTCGCGCCGTCGTCCGGCTTCACGACCGATTGCTCCGGCCATGCAACGTGCTGCTTCTACTGGCCGCGCAAGGTGACCGGCGTCGCCGTTCCTGACCCGAATCACCGCGGCTATGACGGCTATGGCTACACCGGGACGCTGATCGCGAATCCGACCGCGACGCTGCCCTATCAGATCGGCGACCTCGCGCTCTATGGCCCGTCCCGGAGCTCGACCTCGCATGTCGTGACTTGCTACGAGTCCGGCGACGGCTCGAGCTCGCGCTGGCTTTCTCACGGCTCCGAGGAGGCGCCCTATGCCGTCGAGCTCCACTACCGCGGCGACCTCCTGGTCGTCGTCCGGCCTCCGCTCATGCCGTGACCTCGAGCTACTCGCCGGCGCCGGGATCGCTCACGCCTCGCATGCGCGACGTGCTCGAGGCCGCGGCCGCCGGCGAGACGGCCGGCCAAACGGCCGCCCGGCTCGGCCTCTCGATCCACACCGTCCGCGACGTCCGCCGCGCCACGGCCCGCCGGCTCGACGTCCCGACGTTCACCGCCGCGGCCGTCCTCGCGACCCGTAGAGGCCTCATGTGAGCGGCCCGCGCTACGGGACGATTGTCGCCGATCCACCCTGGAAGATTTCGCCGCGCATGGCCGCCGGCGGCCGGCGTGCTCGAGCGACCGAGGTTCCCTACGCTTTCATGTCGATCGGCGCCATCATGGCGCTGCCCGTCGACGATTGGGCCGCGGACGCCGCGCATCTGTACCTCTGGGCGACGCGCCGTATCTTCCGCGAGGGCATCGCCTGCGCGGTCGCGCGAGCGTGGGGGTTCGAGCCGTGCGGCGAACTCATCTGGGGGTTGCGCAATCCCGGCATGGGCGGCGTGACCGGCAACGGGCACGAACCGATCCTGCTCGCTTCGCGCGGCGGCCTCGCCTGGCCTAAAGGCGAGCTCCCGGCCGGCGTCTCATTCTGGAAGCAACCCTACGCGACCGGCAAGATTCATTCGGCCAAACCCGCGGCGCTCCAGGACATCGCCGAGCGGCTCAGTCCGGCGCCGCGGCTCGAGATGTTCGCCCGCCGCCAACGTCTCGGCTGGGATACGTGGGGAAACGAGGCGCTAGAGCATGTAAGCGTCCGTGAGGACGTCGCCTAAGTGCCTGTATACGACTCTGCCCGGAGCGGCGAGCCCGATCCCGCCGAGCGCGAGCAGCGCGCCCGAGCTCGCCGCCGGCGTCGCGTGACGATCACGCTCGGCCCGCTCGACGAGGCGATCGCGTTCGAGCTCGCCGCGCTCGAGGCCTCCGGCTGGCTCGAGCTCCAGCGCGAGCAGGCCGACGAGCTCGTCCGGCTCGAGCGCGAGGCCGAGGCCGAGCTCGCCGAGCTCCAGCGCGACTACGTCCTCGAGCTACTCCGCTCGAGCTACGGCCCGAGTCCATAGTCGGCGTCCACGCCTCCGGCCGGAGCGAACGCTCGAGGTACACCCGAGCGCCGGCGGTTTGCCTGCCATAGCGAGCCGCCGGCGCCGGGATCGTCGAGCGATCACAAGCCTAACAAGGCGGGTGAGCTGGCCCGACGTGTCCCGCGCCCGGAGGCGCCGTCCGATGTATAAGCCGCGCTTATGGCGCCGCCCGAGCTATAAACGTCTGTTATGGGACGAGGCCGCGCGATGGCGCGAGCGCGAGCACCATCGCAGGCCGAGCAACTTGTTCGGCTAGGACTCGATGCGCGCTCGCTCCGACGGCTCGCGCCTGTGGAAGAAAGGTCTGTGGATAACTGCGCTCGCTCCGCTCGCCGTCCTGCCTGGCGGCCTCGACGCTGTCGCGTCGAGCGTCTAGTCTTGGCCTTGTGTCCCACACCTCGACCGATCACGCCTACCAGGCCGCGGCGCTGCTCGCCGGGATCGACCGCCGCGCCGAGCAGCTGGAGAACCTCAGCGACGAGGATCGCCTCCAGATGATCGCGGCCGGCTCGTTCTCGAGAGTGAACGCTGACCTCAGCTGGACGGCCACGCTCGCGATCGCTCACGCGCTGACCTCGATCGCGCTCGCGCTAAGCGACGACCCGGCTCTGATCGAGACGTGACCGCGGCGCGCGTTCGTGCCGCGCCGTGGCGTCGGCTCGTCGCCGCCGCGATGCCCGAGCTCCGAGCCCGAGCCGACGATCGCTGCGAGCTCTGCGGCGAGCCCGTCGACTTCACCGCGCCGCCGCGCTCGCGCCGCTCGCCGTCGGTCGACCACGCCGTCCCGCTTCACGCCGGCGGCGCCGAGCTCCCGCCGATCGACGAGCTCCGCCTCGTTCACTACGGATGTAACGCGAGCCGAGGTAACCGGACGCGCCGACGTCCTCGCCTCGTCGTCGTTCCGGCCGTCGAGCTCGAGCCGGAGGCGCCGCCGCGCGAGCGCTCCTACCCGCGCGCGCCTCGTCCCGCTCGCCGCTCGTCGTCATCGTTCGATCATCCGTCACTGTTCGACGCCGCCGCCGGCGAGTTTTTAGAACGCGCGGTGAC